TTCTCTTTTTGATGTGTAATCATGAAGGAGATACTTAACTATGAGGGTCATATGGCAAAGCGTGACAAGAATAAAATTCCGCACAATGGTATCATGTGCAAAGTATTCGCATATGACATGCCGGGCGGAGCACTACTCGGAAGTGGTTGGATAATATATCGGGATGATGGTAATATGTCTCACCCCGACCTATTTGACCTTAAGGGTAATAAACTTCCTGAGGGATGGTATACCCTTAAAGTCACTGATGAAACCAAGCTTGTCGTCATACCAAGGATGGTGCAATAGTGGATACTAAGAATCTAGTGAAGAAAGTTACCGCTAGAGATAGGGAAATATCCTATCTATTAGGCGGCGGAGTCTCACAGTTTAGATTACACGATTCTATCGAAAAGCGAACAGAGCAATTCGATAAGCGTGTAAAGAAAAATCGTAAGAAATCCAAGATGGCGAAAGCCTCACGCAAGAGGAATCGATAATGGCTAACGAACTAGACAATAGTTCAGTCAACGAAACAATGCTACAGGAAGCTGTAGAGATTGTAGCAGGGGGTAAAAAGAATGTTATCCTCGATGCTACAATTCTATCAACACTGATGGCATGTCCTAGACTCGCGGATTTTAGATTCAACCACAATCTAGTATCGATTGGTGGTAAATCAAATTCGCTTGAGTGTGGGTCGCTAGTCCATGTGTTCCTCGAATACTTCTACAAGTCAATGATAGCTGGTGTTAAGAGGGAACAAGCAGTAAGCTTCGCATTTGCAGCAGCCGAACTTTACGTTAAAGGCTGTCCACAATGCACAGACTTCGTAGCAACACCAGAAGTTCCCAAACCTCCATGCAATCATAAACCTAATGAATTTCCCGGCATGGTTAATACGCCGAAGGAATCAGAAGGTTATAAGACTGGTTGGCATTACGTGTTAGATACATGCCAGCAGTATGTAGACTTCTGGCGTAATGACCATTGGGTTCCTCTTGATATCGAATGTGTCAGAGGGGAAGTCTTATACGAGGACGACGAAATTCGTATAATGTGGAAAGCCAAGTTCGATTATATTGGTGACACTAACCAAGATATATTGAGCATGGACCACAAGACTATGAAACAACGTCGTAACACTAATTCCATGAATAATCAGTTCATGGGCCAATGTCTCTTAATGAACACTCGTAAGGTGATGATTAACAAGATAGGTTTCCAATCATCACTCAAGCCTGAGGAAAAGTTCATTCGCACCCCCGTCAATTACACAGCAGAGCGCCTTATCGAATGGCAGTCTGAGACATTGCCATACTACGCTAAACTACTACTCATGTATGCGGAGACAGGACACTTTCCACCGAACTTCACTCATTGTGAGGGTAAGTATGGTGATTGTGCATTCTATGAGCATGTGTGCTCTGACAATCCTTCCATGCGTGAGGAGAATATTAAACTTTACTTTAAGGTCGGTCCACAGTGGAATCCGACTAATGATGAGGAATAATGACCTACTGTGAAGTTTGCTTACAGTGGTTATATGACCTCAAACTAAAATGGTGTCATTGCTGTGGCTTTGATACTAAACTGGTGAAAAAATGAGTAAAATATACATGGTCGAAGTGAAATTAGGCGCCAAATTCGTGTGCGTTGATAAGTTCACCAGACACACTGACGCACTCCATTATATCAAGGAGAATAGTGGAGAAGTATATCCGATGCGAATCGTCAGAGTAGTAAAGACGGTCGTATTCGAGGAGAAAAAGTAATGGCTAAGAAGTTGGCGAACCACATACACAAGTATAAAAAGATAGACCTTGGAACTGACAAGGAATATCTCGTTTACAAGTGTATGCACCCGGCGTGCTCGCACTACATTCCTATCGCGCTTGCGGAAGGTAAACTTTGTGAGTGTAATCGTTGTGGTGAGCCAATGATTATTACCAAAGTAACGCTCAATGGGTCTAATGGTGGGCCTATGGCTAAACCACATTGCAATGACTGTATCGAGAGAAAGAAGGTCAAAGATGAGGATGTGGCGGCTATTGCGGCGTTCCTTTCGGGAAATGAGACTAAGACTAACTAGCATTCGTAGGCATAAACCCACAATGGGTGTTATGTCATATGAATGGCAACTAAACAAGGACAGGACAAATATCCATGACTAAGTATGTGATTAAGTGGGGTAATGTTTACCTCGCAAGTAGATTCGGTGCTTCTGGTTTCCATTGCACAGAACACATCGAAGATGCTTTACAATTCGACTCTATGATTGGTGCGGAAGGATACGCCATCATGAGAGTTGATTTGAAACTCGATGAATACAAAGTAGTTCCCGTCACCGTATAGGAGAGTATGCCAAGTCTCGAAAGTGTCAACATGCAAGCTCTCTTTACTATGTTGAAAGGTGAGCCAGGGACACGTAAATCTACGTGCGCCCTATCTTATCCCGGTAAACAATATTGGGTTTCCACTGACCAAAAGATGGAAGCACTAACATTACCTGCTAAGAGATGGGGTATCTACGGTAAAGGAATGGTTGACTATGATGACTATAATGATTGGGATAAGCCCCGCGCTAAACTCGAAGCATTACAAGTCAACTGTCCATACAAACTAATAGTCGTAGACTCTATCACTTCCATTGGCGACGCTATGACTAGCCAAGTTAAAAAGATGAAGCGTCGAGAGGGTGGTGGTAAGACTATCGGCGGAATACCAGTCTCAGGGTTAGAGGAATTTAACGCTGAGTCTTCTGCTTTCCAAGAAATGATGGCTATCTTGAAAGATATTCACAAGTTCCACAATGTGCATATCATTCTAATCGCACATGTTCTTGGTGCTCGTAAGGACAACGATGCTAATAAGTTGACCCATCATTCACGAATAATCGTGACTGGTGCTGAGAAGATTAGCGCAAAGATAGCTTCATACATGACAGAGGTATATCATTTCAATATTACCCCTGCATTTGAAGCAGACAAGGAAGGTGCATACACCTTAAGGACCACCCACACTGGTAATGATTATGCGCGAACTTCATTACCTTTACCGCAGGAAATTACGTTTAATGCGGACCCTCTATACGAGAAGTGGATTGGACCTGCAATAAAGAGGCTCCAAGATGAAAAACCTGTGGAAAGAATCCCAACAATCACACCATCTCAACAATCCCAAACTCCAACACAACAACCAAACGTAAGTCCATTCGTTAAGCCGTAGGAGAATATAACTATGCCGACAGTCCAATTCAATGACCGCGATTTACTCCGTGGGAAAGTTGTCACTCCCGCGTGGTATAGGGTCAGAATCGAAAGTGTGGGAGAGGCTCCCGCAAAGGCGTCAGAGAAAGGCCCCTCCACAAACTATCCCGTTGAAGGAACTATTCTTTTCAACGGTGATACGGGTGACAAGGAGTTCGCAAACGTCCCGCTTGATTGGAATTTTAACAGTAAGGCAATTGGCTTTGCTGTTGGATTCTTGCAGGCTTTCGGCGTGGAAGTTAAGGCGAATACTCGCTTTGACTTGAAGTCCGCGGAAGGGCGTGAACTTGACGTATTTGTGGAAAACGATGTTTACCAGAATCGTCAGGTAAATCGCGTTAACCACAAGTATCGTCCAATCAAGACGGACGTTTCTCCAGTAGCGTAACTATTCTGTAGAGTGCGCGCACACTCTACGAACCACTAACTCGGTAACTAAAGGAGAATGACAATGAAGTATTTCATGCAGGAAGACAATGATGTGGTGGACATGGATGAAGAATCCAAGAACACCGAAGTCGAAGATATCGACGAAGATGATGACAACGACGACGATGACCTCGTTGAAGATGTCGAATCTGAGGACGATAAAGACTCTTTGTAATTGAACCAGATTTACTGAAAGGTTATCTGTAAAAACAGTGTTGTGTTTAGACCTCACGTGAAAACACAACTGTAATCTGTGCCCTAGTGGACAGTAGCTTTTCAGTAATAGGGGTTCCTACAGACGTATCCATGTGACGTATCAACTGTAGGAACCCCGCCTTTAACTAACTAATAAGGAGACTACTAATGAAGCGTTTCTATGTAACATCAAGTCCGGAACAGGCGCGTCACATTCTTCTCGATACTGTCGAAGATGCGATTGTAAGAGCTACCAAAGAAGTTCAGGCTGGTAGATACCATCGTAGATTCGTAGTGCAAGTTGTCGCTGTTGTAGAGGAAGCGCCTACACCTACGCAAGTAGTGTGGTTGCGTGAGAATCCAGACTATGAAGCGTAAACCACGCATCATAGCACCTAGACTCTTTAGTGGTGAGCGTAGAGAGTCAATAGGTCACGGTCTGCCACCAGAAATAAAAGCAGGGCTGCGTAAGATTGCAGCTTCTGAGAACAAGTCTCTTTCGTGGGTGTTAGAGAAAGTTATTATTGACTACTTTGGGATGAGGCGTCCCAAATACATCGAAAGGAAAAAGAAATGAATCGTAAACACGAGTTGTTTCTGATTAATCTTGGACTGGAAACTTTGTTGGAGCGTATGTCCACCAAGGTTAAACCGAAGGTGCAAGTAAAGCCGAAGAAAAAATTCCGGAAGGCGAAATGGACAAAAGCTCAGCACAAGAAATACGCTGAGACTATGGCGAAAAAGTGGGGTAAGAAACAGTCCCAGTAATGGGATGCTACTTTGAAATGACTGCCCATTAAAAGAGCATATGGCAGATGCTCCAATAACATCAACTACTTTCTAAACAGGAGTGAAGTAATGGCAAATGCGTTTCAGAAGTTTTTTCAGGGGGACGCTCCCACTGAACCTGACACTACACCTATTAAGCCTGACGAAAAACGGGTGAAGGGTAAGATTATTAAGGTATCCGAGGATGGATGGGGTTTCATTTCATCCAAGGATATCAAATTCACTCGAATCTTTTTCCACTGGACTTCACTGAAACAAGATACTCTCAAGTTTCAGGAACTAAAAAACGGAATGAAGGTGGAATTCACACCAGTTGAAGTTGCAGACAAAGGCTGGCGTGCAATCAAGATTCGGGTGCTGAAAGATGGTGAATCGTAGAGCTTTTCTACGAATCCTCGCACTTGGGGTAGTCGGTCATGAGTTAGATATTGACCGATTACTCTGGGTGCCGGGTTCTAAGACTATATTCCTTCCAACTAAAGTCCATCGTGGACTAACTGAATCACAAATTATTGCGCTAGAAATGGCTAGAATTGCGCCCAAAATAGCAAGTCTATTTGAGCGTGATGATACCTTCTATCGCATATTGAGTAAGGAGAAAATAGATGTCTCTAACTAGGAATGAATGGTGCATGATGTGGGAACGCATGAAGACCTTGGAATTGAATATCTTTGACCTGTATTCAGGTAAGAAAGAGTTCGATTACAAGGTTTATCATCGTATGCTCTCATGCGTAGAAGAAACCAAGAAGCAGATACAACAAGTCATAGGGCAGATGGAATAAATGGGCGTATCGTTCCTAGACAGATATAATTCTGAGACGACGTGGTTTGGTAAGGTGATAGTAATAGAGATATATCACCTTGCTATGACTACGCGGTCTAAGAATTGGACCATAACCAAAACTGCCGAATACTTTCAATGCAGCATAGGTCTAGTTTCTGAAAACCTAAGACTAGCCGAACTATTACACACTGACCCTACTCTCTCCACCCTTCCGACTAGACAGGATGCATTGAAAAGGTTGAACGGTAAAATGGCGAAAATGTGGCAACCTCAACCCTATGAAGTTTTAAGAGGATGGATTGATGCCATTCTCGAAGAAGCTTCAGATGACTTAAATGATTGGGAGACTAAGTTTATTGAAGACATGAATGTTCGTGTCAACAATAAGTGGCCGCTAACAGAGACTCAAGAAAAGAAACTTGAATCCATATATGCGGACAAAACCTCCTAATAAACCTGATGATATTACTAGCCCACTTCACGAAGGACAAACATTCAATTCCTGTCCTAAGTGTCATAGAAGCTGGGAAACTATTCCTCCTATAAAGGGAGTAATACACAGGACTATTATCTGTGAAGAATGTAAAGCAGATGATAGGTATTTCAGAACAGGAACAAGGTATCCGGGTCAATAATGAGTGAAATTGAAAAGAAATACGTAGCAGGTCACGGTCCCCTAGGAGCTAAGTTAATGGTTCTAGGGGACTGCCCTACCTATAAAGATTCCTCTACTGGTAAAGCATTCACAGACAGTAAGGAATTAAACCAATTGCTAATGGATGCTGGCATTCGTAAGGAGAATTGCTGGCTTACTACTGTTTCTAAATATGAGGTTCCACCTAATACTGGCAAGAAAAGAATACCATTCGCCGTCCGTGCCAAGAATGCTGGCATTGATATAGAACAACAGTTAGCAGAACTACAGGAAGAAATTAATGCAATCAAACCCAACTGTATTTTGGCTGTTGGCGGAACCCCTTTATGGGCACTCTCTGGAAAAACTAAAATTGGCAACTACCGTGGAAGTATCATGCATGGCATGGGAGTTAAATTCGTCCCAAGTTATAATCCAGCTC